TTCTTTTGTGTAATAAAATTCCTATATATGCAGGACATGGACACAATGGACGCGTAAGAGAACGTACAATGAACGGCGGAAGTACGGCTCTCGCGTGGAAGGGGGGTGGTATGGGGCTATCCTCTGTGTAATTACTTTAGATTTAATCCGTTTAATAAACTTTTATATGCTTCTGCTTCCTCTATTTCTTTAACGGTTCTAAACGGCTTGCAGCTAATACTATTCTTTTCCCAATATCCAATTCAATAATATATCTTTTATCTAAATTATACTGGATCTGGCTCGTACCTATTATTGTTCCTGGTATACCCATATAGAACCCTGCAACTTTGCTCTTAACCCTATCGCCTTTCCTAAAGGTATATATAGCCATTAGTCATCTAAGCCCCTAAGGCCTTCCAATAGGCTTTTGTACGCCGCTTCTACCTTTAATTGTTTTTCAGTCTTAACGCCATGCTTTGAGTAGATTTGTTTTTCTAATTCCTTTTCTGCTTTAGCTTTCTGCTCTGCAAATTCCGCTTTGGCTGCTGCTTCATTGTCTTTGGCAATGCTTTTGCCTGCTGCAGTCATTAATTTGTTTAGTTCTTCCTGCTCTGCCCTCTGCTTCTCTGCTTCCCTTTCCCAATACAATTTACTAGCTACTACCCTGTCAAGTTCTGCTAGCCTTGCCCCTTCTTCTAACCCCTTAAAGTCTATACCGCCATTTTTATTCATAGCGTCAAACTTTGCCTTATTTGCAGCCCTTTTTTCTAGCTCGTTCTTAGGGTTGGCAATTGCTTCTTTTACCCTCTCAATACTTTCTTCCATTTCCTTTTGACTTCTAAATCCTAATTCCTCATAGTTCCAGTTAATCATTACTTACTTCCCCCTTCTTTAATTGTTTTTGCTGCCTGGCTTTTTAATATATAATCTATGCCACTAATTAAGCTATAATCTTTATATTCGTTGTGTAGTTCATTTGTATTAAGTGGTGTTTTATTCTTTCTGGCTTCATTCATAATTTGTTTATTACTTGCTTGTCTTTCCCAGTAGTCCTCTTGGTGCTTCTTTACCTTGTCTTTGTTTTTCCTCCGCCATTCTCTCATATATTCATTTCTTGCTTGTCTGGCTTCTTTCGATAGATCCATTAACTCCACCCCCTTTTGCTTTGGCTTTTATCTTTAATTTACTATTACTTTTTATCTTACTATATACATTATATCATACATTGAATACATTGTAAACATTTATTACTATTATTATTGTTATTATCATAATTACATAAAAATACAAGTAACTACCCCCACTTTTAAGATAATTGCTCTTAGCTTTATATGCTTCTTTTTTTAATATTGGTATTTCAATATAATTTAAGGTGTTGTAAATTTGCAAAATAATAGAGGGCAAGCCTTTAAGGGCCACCCTCTTAATTATCAATTTTCTATCTGATTTTAGTAATGCTAATGTATGGCTAAACCTTCAAACTGCTCTTGTGGGGCGTTTTGTGGGGTCATTTTTCAAGGTGTTTAATGTTTTGATTATAAAATACTGTATCACCTGTCATTAAGCTAATACATTTTATACTATCTTTTAATATCTCTATTGGATCTACTCCATTTTTAAAATCTTTATTTATTTTACATCTTAAACGCTCTGATTTTTTTATATTGTCTTGTAAATGCTTAAATAACTCTAGGCTTTTCTTTTCTCTCTCTATCCTAGCCGTTAAAATAGGGGTAGGGCTTTCCTTTTTAGTTTCCTTGGGTTTTTCCTTGGGGCCGGTGTTATCTTTGCTAAAAAACGATTTTAAAGCGTCTAGGCTCATTATATCACCGTCCTATTCCCTTGGTTAAACTCAATACTATAATTATCCTGGCTAATGAATAGATCATATTTAGGGTAATACTCAAAGGCACAACTATAATTGCTTATACCATTTCTATTTTTTAAACATACTAATTCAATCTTTCTAGGGTTGGCCTTTTTAGCTTCGTTTATTTTCTCTCTTTTCTCTTTTATCTTGGCTTGTGAATTAAATATCTCGTCATGTATTACTTGTAATTGCAGCCCCCATACTACATCTGCGGTATATTCAATACCTCCACTTTCTTTAAAACTTTCAAAATCTATAGGGGTTAAATAGTTTGTCCTATTTAAACTACTAATAACAATTACACTTATATTATAATCCCTTGATATTCTCTTTAATTCTGTTACTACACCGTCTATTCTTTCCTTGTCGCTTCTATCTGTTTCCCGTCCTGGTATGATCTGTAGGTAATCAATTATCACTACTGGGCTTACTTTATTTAATAAAATGTAATTGTGTATATACTCCCTTATACTATCTATATTAGTATTAAAGTTACCTTCTACAATACTAAACCTTTTAGATATAGGCTCATAATTGGTTATCGCTTGTTGCACCGCTGCCCTTTTTCTTTCCGGTATATCATTTAATCTAATCTGTAAAGCTGATACGCCATTCTCAAAGTTATAGCTGTCTTTATTCAGTACCGTTAAACGGGCCATACTTTTAGTGATTAATTCAAGGGTAGCCATTTCTAAACTAAAAAATATTATATGTTCGCCCATTTCTGCCATTTGGTCGGCCATCTGGTGTATAAAGGTTGTTTTTCCTAGTGTACTTAATCCACCTATAACATATAATCCAGGGTAAATGCTTGTAATTTCATCTAGGTTTTTATATCCTGTTTTTCTATCCCTAAATTGCTTATACTGTTCAATATCTGGAATTAATCTATTAAGCATATAATTATATAAACTATCTGGTCTTTTCTGTGTTTCTATTTGCTTATAGATACTTTCTTTAAATTCTTCTTTGTTGCCTTGGATCCATTCGTTAACATCTTTATATTGTTTAGGTATCTCAATCTTATATTTACTTTCTACTGCCTGGCCCTTCTCGTCATTATCAAAGGCGGTTAAAAACAATAAGTCATTCCTTTTATTGTCTTGTATAAAGTTTTTATAGTTCCCTACTCCGCCTATGGCTATGGCTTTTACTCCTATACTTTCAAAACTTAAAGCGTCAAATTCGCCTTCTGTTATAACTATTGTTTCCCCTTTTGCTGCCGTCTTTAAATGGTCTATATTAAAATATACTGCGTCCCCTCTTGCCTTTAGGTACTTTATTTTAGGATCCTTTTCTATTGCTCTAGCGTTCCAGTAAACAACTTTATTATCCTTCCATACTGGCAATATGGCCCTTTTACCAAAGTAATTATTATCTAATCTATTTACATCACCTATACATAGCTTGTATCTGTCTATAATCTCCGGGCTTATTCCTCTTTCTATAAAATACGCCTTGTCTTGGTCTGTCTGTTTATTGTATAATTCTAATATGATATTGGTATAATCTTTATAGGCATCTGCTCCCTTAACTTGCTTGGTCGGCTCTGTTTTGGGGGCATTTTCCTTTTTTATATTTACTTTAAATTCACCTTCTGGCGTTTCCCCTGCTAGTTCTAATAATTCCTTATATGCGGTTTCCTCGTCCATTCCCTCCACCTCTATTAAATACTTATATACGCTCCCACCTTGGCAGCACTCACTAAAACTACTATAACTATTAGTTTCTGGATATATGGTAAAATGTTCTTTACTCCCACATACTGGGCATGGATCCACTCTAAATACTTTCCCTGCTTTTTTAACCTTATACCTACTTTCAATTAAAGATAATAAATTAACTCTTTGCTCTAAATCTGCTATTTTCATTCTTTCGCCCCTTCCTAATGTAAATATTAAAGTTCCAGTTTAACTTTGTTTTATCTGCTACCCTAAACCCTGCCTTTAGCATAGCCCCTTTAAATGCTCCATTTGTTACATAAAAGGGCAATAAATGTTTTAACCTGTAGCTATTAAACCTATAATTAAAGCCTTTTCTTTCAGTTAAGTTAAAGTTAATCCACTTTAATAATTTATCCTGGGTTTCTTTATCCAGTTTAAAAAATTCCCCTGGATCATTAAGCCCGGCATTATTTTTTCTTTCTTTTTCGGTTAAAAGGAAATGTATCATATTATCACCCCTTCGGTTTTGGTTTTTCTTTTTTATCTGTTAAATCAATAATAAATAAAGCATGGCGGCGGCGTCAAGCAAGCCGCCAATGCGTCTATAGTACTTATAATACTTATAGTACTTATAGGGTTTTTGAGCAATCGCTGAAAGGCTTGTCCTATCTAGGTTTGAGGGCATTTTTTATTTTTCTATGGTGTAGACTTATTGCACCCATAGTGTAGACTTATTGCACCCATAGTGTAGACTTATTGCACCCATAGTGTAGACTTATTGCACCCAAACAAGCGTTCTAATAAAATATTTCTATTCCTTTAAATGCTCTACCTTCTTTAAAGTACTTATAATCTTTTATATATTTCTCTGTTACATATTTCTTTAATAAAGCGTCTATTATATTTCTTACTTTTCTACTTGTTTCCTTTGTTGGTTCTGGCTCGTTTAGTTCCTCGTAAACTCTTTCAAGTAAAATACGGTTGGATTGGGCTTTATTCTTTTTCATTACTTCTATACGCCTTATTAAATATTCTCTAATAATAATTACATCTTCTGTAGATCTAATTACATCTTTAGTATTTAATAGCTTACTAGGTACCGTTAATACTTGGCCGGTTAATTGTGCATACTCATATAAAATAGGTTTATTGTTTAGTTTATATCCAGTTACTTTATGGCCCCCTGCATCCAGGGTTATTTTTTTAGCTGATAAAATATGATCTTCTACTATGCAGCTTCTAACATCTTTTCTATATGCTTTAGCTTCATTGGTATAATCAACTTTAGCATAAATTCGCCTTTGTTTATCTAAACTTCTAGTAATGGCTCCTACGGATTGTGGGCTTACATATTGTTGGTCGTCTAATCCATTCATAGCCCTATATACTTGGTCTGGTGTAAAGTTTGTGTTACCGGCTTCAAATAAACTACATACGGCATTATGGACGGTACGGTCATAAGGGGTAAACCTTTTATCTTTATCATAAATCTGTATGTTTTCATCATCATAGTTAAGGCTTACCTTGGTTAAAATTTCTTTCTTTGCTGCTTCTTTATTTATTCTTAATTCAAATTCTTTATTATAAGGTACTTCGCCCTTTACCATTTTATTTATTAACCTATTATTAGGTATAATATAATTTTGAGGTATAATGCTATTAAGTAATTCTATTTCTTCCTTATCTCCCATTAATGATTTTATATTTATTTCGTTCAATAATTCGGAAAAACTTAAATCTTGTATATTATTACTATCAACGCTTTGCAATTTGTCTAATACTTCTTTGCTCGTCTTAATTACTTCTTTGTACTTATTAATAATTTCATTTAATCCATAATCTGTATATACTTTAGTTTTTGGGTCTTTGTTTTCATTTACAGCTTTATTTATTGCCGCTTCTGCTGCCTTAATTCTATCTTGGAAAAACTTTTTAATACCTACACTTTTTATTATTTCAGTAAAGCGGCGTTCTTGAAATCTTATTATAAAATCGTCAACTTGTTTTTTATAATCTTCGGTTAAGTTATATAATTCAGTTCTTTTATTGTGCCATTCTTTACTACCCTTTTTCTCGTACTCTTTCCACTCTTTATAATCTTCAATATTAATATTTGCTAAAGAGGCATATTCTTTACTGTTATAATTCTTTGGTGGATCCTCTGGGTGTAAATCTGCTAATTCAGTTTTTAGTTTCTCAAAGAGTTCTTTATATTTATTATCTATAGCTTCCTTTTCCTTAATTTCGCCTGGTGTTAAATCTTCTAAAATATTGTTTAAATCTTCAAAGTCCATATACTTAGTCAACTCCTCAATATCTACAATATCTATAAACTTGGTCAAGTCCTCACCTTCTTACTTATATGTTTTTTAATATTATTATGTTTACATAGTTTACTAATATTATTATGTTTAATTGCTATCCTCTTAAAAACTCTTTTACGGCTTCTTCATCAACTAGCCATTGACGCCCTACTTTACGCCCTTTTATCTTTCCTTCGTTTATATACCTTCTAACTGTCTGGGGTGTTGTGTTTAATAGCTTGGATAAATCAGCTACAGTATAAACAACTAAATTACCCTTATCTAATTGTTTACCTAGGTTATCTATGTTATTGGTATTACTCATATTATTCACCTCTCTTTAATACTTCTTTGTCTTTTAAATACTCGGCTAATGCTTGGTTTATTTCGTCTTTAATTGTAGTTCTGTTTGTATAGGCTAAATCTTTCAACTTCTCTAATAGATCTTCTCTTACTATAAATGTGGCCCTAGTCCAATCATCTGGCAGGTTTTCTTTTTGTGTTTTCCCTTTCTCTCTTAATGGGTGCTTCCTGGGCCTTCCTACCTTATTTTTTTCTTCTTCCTGGTCTTTGTTAATCCAATCCAATGGATCGTTTTTTATCCTACTCACTTATAATCAACTCCTTTTCAATATTTCATCTACTAAACTGTTATAGTCCTCGGCTCCGTTGCTATTAGGTTTATAACTAAATATATCCATTCCTTGGGCCGGGGCTTCTGCTAATGATACATTGTTACGGATCCTAGTATTAAATAGCTTATCTGGGAAATAAGTTTCTACATTCTCAATAACTTCTTTATAAAGTAGCTTTCTACTATCAAACATAGTTATAATAATCCCTGTAACCTCTAAATCTGGGTTTAACCTTCGCTTTACTGTTTCTATAGTCTTGATTAATTGGCTCATACCTAATAGGGCCAAATATTCTGGTTGCAGCGTGATATATATTTCTTTAGCTGCTACTAATCCATTAAGGGTTAATAGTGTTAGGCTTGGGGGGCAATCAATTAAAATATAATCATAATTGTTAACTATCGGCTCCAATACTTCTTTTAGTATGGTTTCCCTTCCTGGTGTGCTGCTTAATTCAATTTCTGCCCCGGATAGCCTAATATCTGACGGCATTACATCAAATTTCTTTTTTATAATGCAATCCTGGGCCTTAATTTCGCCTTTAAAGGCTTCATAAATGGTATTAGATAGATTGTATGTTTCAATCCCTAAACTAGCCGTTAAACTGCCCTGTGGGTCTAGGTCTATGGTTAAAACCTTATAGCCTTTATTGCTTAATCCTGCCGCTATGTTAATGGTGCTTGTAGTTTTACCTGTTCCGCCTTTTTGGTTTACTAATGCTATAATTTTAGCCATTGGATCCACTCCTTTCTATATCATTCTTTTTCTAACAATCATACCTTCCATTAAAAACGGGTGTCCTGCTTCATGGTTATAGAAATAATAACCCTCTTTGCCGTCCCTTTGTGTATATTCAACCCTACCAAATAGCCATTCATCATAAAAATACTCTAATGATGATCCACAACTTAAAGGGTAGCTTTCTGTACCGTCATAATACTTGATATAAAACTTATCAAGCTTCTTATCTAAAAATAAAACGCCCTCTTTTACTTCTGCTGCTAAATACTCAATGCTTTCCGTTATATCTTCCATTTTCTCTATAAGATATTCTAAATTATCATAAGCTTGGCTGTTCTCTACTCCCTCATAGTCTGCCTGGTCTAACAATTTCCTTAAATCATACATAGCCTTTTTTATAATGTCATTGGCTTGTAAATACTTATTATCCATAATTTAAACCCCTTTCTTACTCTGTTTATGTAATAATTTAATGTTTACAATCATATATTAACATTATAAATTCAAACTGTCAACCATAATAATATAAAAAAATAGGCTATTAATCATTATATCGTTAATAGCCTTTATTTTGCGTTTTAAGCCGTCTTATCTTTTAAAGGTATAAAACCATTACCATAACCTTTTAAAGCCATTGTAGGCCATTCTACGGCGTTGTTATTTATGGAATTGTACAAAATCAACCTTTTGTATAATCATTTAGTTTGGCTTTCCAGGTATTTAATAATATTGGGCCTAAAATCATCAACCATATAAAATACTTGTCTGGCTAACTGCTCATAATCATAATAATTTAATGTTTCTCTTGGATCATTAGCACAACTTATATTAGATTGTATTTCTTCGCTAAATGTTTGTAGGGCTTCCCCTAGTTTTCTATCCAGTTCTTTTATAATCATAATATCCCCCTTAATTAGTTTTAGTGGCGTATATAGTTAGGGTTTCTTTATAACCTTCATAATCATCTATACGGGTTATTTCGTATATTTCGCCCCTAAATTTAACTTTACAAGTGGTATCTATGTCTTTCCTATAAGCTATATTAAATATAGCGTCTACCTTCGTATTGGCCGTTAAAGCTGAAAAAAATTCGCTACCGGATACTTGTCTATAGTAGGCTCATATATTAGCTGCTATGGTCTGTAATTCGTCTATAGGCTCCCCATATTCATCATATCCCCTAACCTGTTTAAGTACGGTCTTTTTCAATCCCGGTATTGGTTAAGCACCATTTCAAAATTTTGTGATTATTATAGTTAATCTTTTTAGCTTTTAAATCGGCTCCCATTTGCTGCTAGGCCCTGTTCATACCATTTATCATAAGGTATCTTATCCCGTTCTACTCTTTCATTAAAGTTATCTAATGGTAGCCAATACATCTGGTGTATATATCGCTTTTCTGTTTTAGGATCCATTAATAATATAGTGGCTGCCGTTAAGTCGCCTGTAATTGATAGGTCGGCTCCACCTATAGCATAAGCCCCCTAAAATCTTCTATATTAAAGGTTTCTTCATTGTTTATATCATCAAAGGATAGCCATGCACTATGGATTGTATCTCTAATATTAAAGTCTTTTACTAATAAGCCGTTTAAATCATTAGGGTTATTCTTGGCCCTTTCAACTTTCCTAATTAGATCATCAACCTTTTTAATTGTTCCTAGTGCCGGGTTTGCCTTCTGCCATTTCTTTGGATCATTCCATTCTTCCTTAGCGTCCAGTTCATAAAGTACGGGTAAAAAACTATCATCATTAAAAGTACCGTCTACTACATTACAAGCGTATTGGTACATATCATCAAAGATACATTCCCTAATAGTTCCTGCCGTTGTTATCATTATCATTAAAGGCTGCTGCCTTTTTCCTTAACTCTGCCTGTCGCTCTTTGCTCTGCCTTTCATCCTCCTTCTGGCGATCTATGGTTTGCTGCTCTTTTGCTTTAATGGTTGCTTGCCTTTCTTCTTCTGTAACTTTGCCCCTATACACCTTCATAATCTGGCGTTGTTTCTCTTTCTAGTCCTTTAGTTCATACCTATATATGGGTTAACTCTTTATCTCTGCCTTTATACTACCTCACCTATACAATTACCCTACTGAACCTTTAAAACCTCTTACAAGTCATTCTAGGGCTTTGTTTTATCTCGATAATTGCTAATAAAGTGAGATTTACCTTTAAATAATAAAAAAAGGCTATTTCTATATAATTATTTACATTAAAAAAGACTATCTGAATTGATAGCCTTGTAAAATTTATATGTTAGGTTATAAATATACTAATGTTAAAGTGTAACTTAACCGATGTCCCACTTTGGGCTTTCGGCTTATCTGTTATGAATATACTAATGTTAAGGTGTAACCATTGAAATATAGCCATACTATAACATTAATAACTATTTTAAATCGCTTAAAATCGCTTGTATGCCCTCATATTTCCTAGTGATTATAAATTATATTGTAATTCCCTTTAGATACTCCATAGTTTCTTCTGCTATCTTTTCAGCAGTTGGAACATTTTGTTCTATCTGCTCTTTATAATTACATTTATAGCTTGTATACCTCTTACCTGGCTATTATTAATAATTACTTGAGTAGTTGGTCGCTTAATATACTAAAGTGTCTTAAATCGCCTTGTATGGCTTATATCTTGCAATTAATATTAAGTATTGCATTAACTATTTGTTTGATAAGGGGTACTGGCTAATCTATTGTTAATCAATACCCCCTATATATAGTTAAACCATTTAGGTTAAACTTTACATTAACTTAAAGCCTTGTTCTTATAATTCCTAATTCTTTTATAGCTTCTACTACCTTACGGCCAAAATAAGGATCATTTACGGATATATCGTTTACTGTCCTGGTGCTTTCTCTGCCCCAACTTGCAGCGTATTCTATTTCATATTGCTTATATGCTTCCCAGTACTCTTTGCTGTTAGGCTCTGCGAGGTTCATGCGTGCAAAGGGATCCCCGGCCGCTGCCTTTTTCCTTAACTCTGCCTGTCGCTCACTTGTTCGTTTTGCGTCCTCTTTCTCTTGTGCTTCTACCTTAGCTTGTTTTATCCGTTGCTTTTCTTTCTCACGTATCGCCTTTTCTTCTGCTCGTTCTTTGCGCTTCCTTATCCTGTCGTTTTCTCTAACCCTTATAAGCCTGCATTCCTCGCTACAATATTTCTGACTTAGATTATTGCTTTCAAATTCGGTATTGCATACTGGACAACGCTTTAACATTGGGATCACCTTCTTTTGTGTAATAAAATTCCTATATATGCAGGACATGGACACAATGGACGCGTAAGAGAACGTACAATGAACGGCGGAAGTACGGCTCTCG